TGTTTGAACTTGTGCCCATTGCCTCCGCAGTGTGTTTTAATTCATCCATAGGGGTTTTAAATTTATCAGTTAAGTATATATTACGAAGCATTGAGACTCCAATTCTTTTATGAAATATGCGGTTTAATATTCTTGTGATTGAATTGACTTGCTGTAATGGTTCGCCATTGAAATCAACCAATAGGAAATAGTTCTTTTCTTTTTTCAATGGATGAAGTTTTATATATGAAGTTAAAATCTTTTTTAATTCTTCACATACATTAACTTCTTGCAAATGATAAGTCCCTTTCGTTTTATAATTATAGAATAGAAATTTATCACCATCATAATAATTAAACTCTTTATAATTATCATCTAAATCTTTTGTTGACTTTAAGACTTTCATAAGTTGGTAATCTTTATTTCTTCTTGGCTGTTGCAAACAATATAAACTCAAAACTACAAAATCCAAGATGTCATGCCATTCTTTCGCATTCACTTTTTTTTGATTTAATAATGGCATAACTTTTTCGCATAGAGATGAAAATATATTCATGACTTCATTTTGATCAATCCAATTTTTCTCTTGGGTTTCACTCTTTGAATTATTCTCTTTCAGATCTTTATTCATTTGCATCATAAGATCATAATATATTTTTTTCTCTTTATCAAAGTTTTTTAGATCTTTTATTGTGCTAACAATTGCAATAAGATATGAGCGAATAGTATTAGGTTTTAAATGCTCCATTTTTTTCAGAATAGAATCTGTCTTTTTCAGAAAATTATAATTCTTTATTTCATTACCATCATTTAATCTTATAAGATTTTTCTTATAATTATTTTTTGTCGCTTCAGTTGCAATTCTTGTCGACATGTTTGATTTTTATATTATATATATCTATATAAACAAAAAAAATATTATTTTAATTATCTAATTAATATCTAATCGCATTCATTCAATTGAAGAAGATATTCATAAGCGGTGGGTTTACTAATGCGACTCTCGCCTAAAAACTTAAGAATTAATTTTCTTAATTCTCTAACAATTTGTTTATTGTCATTACCCGCCATAAATTCCCCATGCAATAAATCAAATCTCTCCATTTCTTTCTTTTCATTTTCTAAAGAATTCATTTTCGGTAAATTTAATTTATCAAACACACCGGCCATAACTGCCAATTTTTCAAATAGATTTTTTTCGGATTCTGACATATGTTTATGTAATGCTGGTATTGATTTTTTATTTGTCAATAACTCAAATAAATATTGTTGAAACTCTGGGCTTATTTTTTTGGTTGGAAAATTGGGATTGACTGACAAGCTTTTATATACGACTTGTAAATTGCCGCAATTTAATTGTCTTGTGTTAATTGCAAACTTGCCAAATGAAATATATCTTTTATCGCGATCATTAAATTTATCTTTATCACATTCAATACCATCTGAAACCGTATGCGGCTTTTTTACATATGTCTTTTTTCGTTTGTCAAATAATGGCGGCTTAGGTTCTAACCCTAAATCCTCATCATAAAATTTATAAGTATTATCTTTGGTATCTTTTTTTATTGAAATCCCATTGCCGAGCTTAATTGGTTTCAGGCCAGATTTAATAACAATGCTATTAGTTTTCTTCATACCAGACCCAACTCTTTTTAAAGCCGGCTCAATAGTAATATCTTGTCCATCGGCCTCAATAAATGTCCTCATTAGTTTTCCTGAAATTTTTGTACCTTTAGAACCGACCATGGAATTTACATAAGTTTGTGCGGCATTCGCAAAAGCATCGGCCGCGGATTGTTTGATTATATTTGTCAGCTCTGTATAGGTCATACCTTCTTTAATAATAAAACCAGTTAGTGGCGAATCATTAGTTAAATTTACAAACCCAAATTTAATTGCTTTTTTATTAGTATATGTGATAATTGCGATAAAATCTGATCCAACATTTAAAAATGGCACACCCTTTGCGGTTGTACCAACAAATTGGTCTGCCGCTACAGCAGTTTTTGGAATAAGTCTATCGACTAAAGAAATAAAACTCGGGAGATCAGTTGGTGCAGCTATGGCTACAGGAGTTATCGGGATTCTCGGTGTTTTTGAAGGAGTTGAAATTGGTGTACTTGGAGGAGTTCCACCAACTACAGGGGCTCCAAGTACGGGGGCGGGATGTCCACCGACTCTAACAACATGGGCGGGCAAATCAACTTTTAATAATTGATTTAATGAGGCAATTGCCGCGGGGGTTAAAGTCCCCAATCGTTGTTCTAATGTTCTTAATTTTTGGGCATTTGATGTTTTAGTATCTGCGGCAATTTTGATGACTGATTTCATATTTGGCAATGCCTGCATTAATGTTAAAAGTATTTGAACAATTTTATATCCCTCAACTTGGTCAGCCCCGCCCAATAATAAATCAATATCATTTAAATCCGAATTCGTTGGGAGTTCAGCAACTAAATTAGTTAATATACCATTTAATGGCATTGCTGGAGTTAGGCCCGCTTCTGCAACCAATTTGGCTTGCAATTCTGCGACGAATTCGGAGACAAGAATTAATTTTCTCAAATCTGCCGTAGTTGTAATTAAATTATCTTGGGCGAATGCAATATTTGATGGCACACCATTTGTAGCCGTTAACATATCCAAATATTGATGGATATAATTAATAAAGAATTCTGGGGTTATATTTTTTATATCAAATCTTGTGCCAAAGTCTGCCTTAATTTGGGGGTATGCCCGATTGAACCCAACTCGGCCGTCAACATCTAAGTTATTAGAAATATCACTTGCTTCTTTTTCTTTAAACCCCAAGTCTAATAAATTTTGAATTGCCAAGCCGGCTTGATAGGTTCTATCCTCGGCCAATTCGGTTGCAGTCTTTACAATTGGGGCAACTGGCATAATACCAGTTTTTAAATCTTGCCTCTGCTTAGCAATATTGGTCATATTATCAACTGCGGCCTTGCGGATGATCTGGTCGCGAAGTATTCTTTCGTCGACTTTTCTCTCTTTTGACATTCTCGAGTAAAAAAATTATAGTATATATAATAGCAAATTTAAAAAAAAATTAATCAAAATATTAATTATCATCCACTTCATAATACTCAGTGAAATTTTTTCTGAATCTTTGTTTTGGGTCGCCCTCTAAATCTATCATGAGAAAACTGGCTTTATCTTCAGTGCTATGTTTATACATCTTAATCAAATGATTTTTATCGATGCCCAATGAATACTCATTGCCAATCATGACTAAATTTTTCATACTTGAAACTTGCTTAATAATTAAATATGTCAAATTATTGCGGATCATCTTTGGCACGGCATAATATGATTGAGAGATATAGCACATACTGGCATTTTTCTTCCTCGCCCTTATAAAAAATTGTTCCATAGGTTTTTGATTTTTTTCACCAACTAAATCATCCATAACGATTAACGATTGAACTTCTTTATCTAATTTGTCAATGTCTGGCAAATTTGCAATGCCCTCTCGCACTTCTATCTCTTTCGTATCTTTGAATTTCTCTTTCAACCAATTATAAATAGGCTCATCACTATTTTTTGTGATTATATATATCTTTTCAAAAGTGCCACTCATAACTTTTATCAAATTCATGAGTGTTTGCGTCTTACCACTTCCAGACGACCCACAGGTTAGCATTCTAAAAGGGATTTGGATGTGATGTATGTCATAATGCGGGTTATGATACTTTTTTATAAATTTTTTAGGTAAATGCTCATACCAATTGATGAGCTCACCCGTGGGCTTTTGACCTTCGCCGGATTTGGCCTTTTTAGGGGGCATTTTTAAATATAATAATTCTTAGAAATTATATTACCATATATATATAAATATATTTATTCTTGTAAAAATTAAATATAATATTCATGTCAGTGCAACCACCCCCACTAAACCAAAGCGGCGGCTTTAATACTAATAATTGGGTTAATGGCAATCAAGTTGTTGATGAAGCATATATTCAAGCAAACTTTTTAGCCTTCCCATCGGCACAAGGTGCTGAGACCTTACAACAAACTATAATAAATGGCGATTTAACCGTGCAGAATCCGGCAACATTTTCAAGTTCAGTATCATTAGGTAATGCCGCAACCGTAGGGCTGCCAACTGGCCTCGTACAAAATGCTGTGGCAAGTGTTGAATATGTTCAAAATTATATAAATACTGATGGTGCCGCATTATTAGCGGCCGCTAATACATTTACCGGCATAAATACATTTAATGCAAATACAAATCTTCATGGCTTAAACATGAATCAAACAGGCATCGTGAATGTCCCTAATATTTATATGGACAATGGGACTTCTACATCCTTTATTAGTCAGGAGAGTAATGACAATTTAACTGTTGCAAATGATGTAGGTAATATAACAATGTCGGCACCAAACGGCATATTAATTCAGCCGAATTCTGTAGATGCTTTAAGTATTTTAGATACTGGTATTAGTGCATATTTACCCATTGATATGAATAGTAATGCATTGTCAAATGCAACTTGCTCGACTCAAGTTTTGGGATCAAATAATTTATATTTAGCAAACACGGCTTTCGTAGCGGCGGGTTTATCTTATAAAGCTTCAACCGCAAGCCCCACATTTACTGGTGTCCCAAATGCACCGACGGCGGCTCTTAATACAAATAGTACACAACTGGCGACCACTGCTTTCGTGCAAAATCAAATAAATACAATTGTACCCGTACCTACTTATTTTCAATCCGGCACGGTTTCAATAAGTTCCGCTAATTTTACATCTGTTATACCAAATCAGGGCCCAAATATTCAAGGCTATGGGGGTAATAATTTCATTATGGTTGGTACTATAAATGTTAATATAGGGGTCCCATATGGCGGTGCTTATGGAGTGGCCGTAAATATGTGTTCTTTACCTCCTTATAGTTTTAATAGTGGTCTTTTACAAATTGTTTATGCCACTCAATTAATACCTGTAGTAAATGCAACATATTTCACTATTTGGATTTATATGTCTGTTCAAGTTAGTAATCCGTCTGTGGGTATCGGTATACCATCATTTAATGCGAATTGGTTTTTATACCCTCTAAATATTTAATAATTATATTATCATAAAAAATATATACTATTAATATAAACACCCAAAAATTAATGGAGGTTCCTAACAATAATCCAAATTATACGGCAATTACACCCTCACCCGATTCTCAGGGTCAGACATTTCATAAACAAAATTTTGAAACAGATGGGATAACAAATTTTTTAAATGTCAATAATAATCCATCGGGGGTGTGGTCTGGTAGTAATGGCGGGTTTGGCTTCGCGACACTAAATTCTACTTTATCAAGCCCATTGCCTTTATTAAATTTAACTTCAAACGGTGCGGAAATAAACACACAAATATATAATACGGCTGGTAATACTAATTTAGATTTAACTAATCACGCTCTTACATTAATAAATGGGACGACTACTGGGTTTTTTAATGGTTATTATTTTAGGATAACTGACAACTCTCAAACTTATAATATTCAATCACAAATTACACCTGCTAATATGGTTTTATCTAATCAAAACATTGATGCAAATTTAAGTTTATCACCCAATGAAATGTTATTAGCTGGTTATACAGATCCTAAATCAAATAGAATAAGTAATAGTGGATTTACGATTGATAGTCCAACTTCGCAAACGGCTGTAAATTTTTATAGAGTTTTATTGACTGATACAAGTGAAAGTAATTCATCATCTATAAAAATACAACCCGCTAATGGATTTCTTCAATATAACTCATTAAGTGCCGTAGGTAAAATAAATTCTAATATTAATTTTTATAACATAAATAATGCACCGAGTATAGTTTTAGACGACAATACTTCTACAAATACAATTACTAAAAATACAATCACATTAAACGACAGTGTTCATAATTCAGAATTAACAACATCCGATTTATTATTTAATGGGGTCAGTTATTCAGTCAATTTGACTAAATCGTTTAATCAATATATTAGTGCTGCCATTTATGCCGATGGAAGGCCTCCAACTACCCCATCATCAACCATAACCCAAACTTATGCCTTCACCCCCGCTTGGTACTTTAAAAACAGTGTTGCGGGTTATAAAATTAATTGGTACATTGGTCCCGATGTTGGTATGACGGTTTCAAAAGTTTTGGGAATATATATGAATATTTTTAATGCATCGACTACATCTAATGATAATACACCATTTTTAACAATTTATACTCAACCACAATCGGGGGATTCTACCTTTTATCATAGTAAAAGAACATATGTATTTAATCAAGCTATAACACCTACGGTAAATACAAGATATAATATGTTCATGAATGTAGCAGGTAATTGCCCTACACCTTCTATTTATGGATCGACTTTAAATAATATGGAATTAACAAGTGTCGGCGGCGGTAGTGTTGGGCCGTTTGCTCCCACTGAATTGATATTAGCATTTACTATTGGTACCAATAGTGCCTCAGCGGTTAATAGTGTAGAATTTGCAATTAATAAATTTGGTATTATGACACCGACCGGAACGACTGAAGTTAATTTTATTCCCTCAACATAAAATATATTCATTAATATATGACAAAAAAACACCCTTTTAAAAAAGGTCTGACCCCAAAAAATATGCCGAAAATTTTAAATCCAGAATTATACGAAAGAGCAAAATCCATAGCGGATGCAATATATACAAAGCCATCAGCCTATAAAAGCGGGTTCATTGTAAAAACATATAAACAATTAGGCGGAACCTATGGAGATGATGGAGAAG